AAGTTATCTGCTTCTTAATTTCAATTTATAGGGTATCTTATTATTAGATACCCTTTTTTTATTGCCATGTATTCATCAAAAAAGAAAAAAAAGAAAAAGAAAAAAGGTGGGAGGGATTCACTAAAAATAAAAAAGTACTAAACAATGACTGTAGCTGCAACCACTGAACTTGAAGCTGTCAATATAATGATGGCTGCTATAGGTGAATCACCTGTAAATACTTTGACAGGTACATTACCTGCTGATGTTGTGATGGCTCGGTCTACTTTGACTGAAGTAAATAAAGAAGTACAGTCTGAAGGCTGGTCTTTTAATACTGAAATAGATGTAACCCAACAAAGAACAAATGGTACAAATCATATTGATTTAAGTACTGATGTTTTAAGAATTGATCCTAATATTCACCAACACCCTACAATTGATGCAATACAAAGAGGACTTAAATTATACGACAGATTAAATAATACTTATATATTTAGTGAAGATCTTATTTGTACTATTGTTTATTTAAGAACTTTTGTTGAAATACCAGAGCCAGCAAGAAGATATATAACAATAAAAGCTGCAAGAATATTTGTAGATAGGCTTGTTGGAGATCAAGGATTAAGAACCTATACACAGCAAGACGAAACAAGAGCAAGAGCAATCTTAATGGAAACAGATTATGCAAATGCAGATCATAATTTATTAAGAGGAGATCCTTCTCTTACCAGTATCTTTGATACATATAATCCTTCTAGTGCTTTAATTAGATAACTATGCCTGTCATTTCAAGAGCTATACCTACATTGTTGAGAGGTATATCACAATCTTCTGATGCCTTGAAGCAACCAGATCATGCTGATATACAAGATAATGCTGATAGCAACCCTGTTCTTGGTTTAACAAAACGTAGTGGTTTGCAATACCTTGCAGCTTTATCTTCTTCTACTCTTGGTAATGTTCATATACAAACTATTAATAGAGATGCTAACGAAAGATATGTAGCTGTATTTAGCAATGGAAATGTACAAGTCTTTGAATTAGATGGAACAGAATTAACTGTTAATAAACCTGATGGCACTGCTTATTTAAATACTTCTGACCCAAGAAGTGTAATGAAAACAGTTACTATTGCTGATTTTACTTTTGTTGTAAATACAAGTATTACAGCAGCTATGGATACTACTCTTAGCAGTGGTACTGGTACAAAAGCAATAATATTTATTAAACAAGCAACGGCAAGTACAACATATACTGTAACAGTAGATGGAGTTACAGTTACTGATAATACTGCTGGTGACTCTACTTTAAGTACAGATACAATAGCTGCTGACATAAAAACAGGATTAGATGCAGGTCTTACTGGTTTTACTATTGAAAAAAATGGTCCTGTTTTATATGTAAGAAAAAATGATAATTCTGATTTTTCTATAAGTGGTACTGATACTAAAGGTAATAATAATATGTCTGTATTTAAAAATTCAGTTCAACGATTTACTGATCTACCTACTGTTTCTCCCAATGGTTATAAGGTAGAAATAAAAGGAGATGATGATACAGATTTTGATAATTATTACGTTAAATTTGTTACTAATAATGGAGAAGGGCTTGGAGAAGGACAGTGGGAAGAAACTGTAGAGGCTGGCATACCTTTTAAATTTAATTACGCAACAATGCCACATGTTCTTATACGTCAGGCAGATGGTAATTTTAGATTTGCAAGGGTAGATGGTGATAGCTATAGCGTCACAGTTGGAGGCTCTACATCTTCATTTGATTTACCTAAATGGGGAGAACGTACTGTAGGTGATATTGTTTCTGCACCTGACCCTTCTTTTATTGGTAGTAAAATTAATAATGTATTTTTTTTTAGAAACAGACTTGGATTTCTTGCAGGTGATAATGTAATACTTTCAAGAGTATCAGAATTTTTTAACTTCTTTCCTGAGACAGTTGTATCTGTTTTAGATAATGAACCAATAGATGTAGCTGCTTCTCATACCAAAGTTGCGATCTTAAAAAGTGCAGTAACTATGGGAGAAAAACTTATCTTGTTTTCTGAACAGACGCAGTTTATATTGACTAGTTCAGCAGATAACCTTACTCCTAAAACAGCTAACGTAATAGTAGTAACTGAATTTGAAAGTAGTGCAGCAGCACAGCCAGTAGGTTCTGGTAGTTCTATTTATTTTTTAACACAGAAAGGTTCTTTTGCTGGTATTAGAGAATATATTATTCAAGGTGAATCACAGATAAGAGATGCAGCAAACATTACTATTCATGTTCCAAAACTAATACCAAGTAATATTTTTAAAATGGCTGTATCTACTAACCAAGATATTCTAATTTTATTAGGTTCAGACAATACTAATAAACTATATGTATATAGATGGTTATATGGTTCTGATGGTGCGAAAGCACTAAGTAGTTGGTTTACTTATACAATCAACACTAATCGTTCTATTTTAAATGTAGATTTTATTGGCACAGATTTGTTTGCTGTAATAGAAGAAGCTAATAAAGTAACCTTAGAAAAGATACCATTTGAGACTGACTTTAATGAAGCTAATGCTACTCTTGAATATCATTTAGATCATAAGGTAACTGAAGCAACTACAGGTGTAAGTGTAGCCTTTAGTAATGGTGTAACTACATTTACAGTTCCTTATAGGTTACGAGCCAATATGAATATTATTGGTCGGTTTTTAGCCAGTAATGAAACAAGTACTTATGTTGATAGTAATGGTACAACAAAAACTTTAGAAGAAGGTCAAGTAATACAAACAACAAATTCTACTGATGGTTCTACTTCTACAATTACAGCTACAGGAGATTATAGAAATAGTAAATTTATTATTGGTGAACCTTATGAAATGCACTATAGATTTAGTAAACAAAGACTAACAGAGCAAGGTGCTGGATCACCAGAATATATAGGAGGAAGGCTACAAATACATCATTTTTATATTAAGTATGAAGATGCTGGATTTTTTAAGGTGCAAGTAACACCAGAAAATAGAAACACATCTACTTATGAATTTACTGGTAATATATTAGGTGCAGCATCTAGCACGATAGGACAAATTAATTTAGATACAGGTACTTTTAGAGTTCCTATTATGAGTAAATCAGACAGGGTTGATATAGATATAAAAAATAATACTTTTTTACCTACAAGATTAGCCAGTGCAGAATATGAAGGTGTATTTCATATGAGGAGTAGAAGAATATAGTGGGATATTTAAGAAAATCAAAGCTAGAAGATTTTAAGTTTGTAGTAGAAAACATGAGAGTTATGGATAAAATTGAAGCTATGTATCAAACAGGCATGAGTCCAGAAGATGCTCTTAGTTATACCTTTTTAGGTAGTAAAACTAATATGACTGTTGCTGATGATAATGACCAACCAATAGGATTATGTGGTGTACAACAAGATGGTTGTATATGGTTTGTTGCTACAGATGAATTGTTTGATAATAAAAAATATAGAATACAATTAGTAAGACAAGGCAAAGAATGGGTTGATAATCTACTTGAGTCTTATAAAATACTTTATAATTATGTATATGCAGAAAACAGTTCTGCTATAAAATGGTTAAAAGCTCTTGGGTTTACTTTTATAAAGTTACATGAGAGTTATGGTTATCAAAAAAAACCTTTTTACGAATTTCTGAGGATTGCCTAGATGTGTGTTGCAGCGTTACCAGCATTAGGATCTTCTGTAGCACCTTTATTTTATGCAGGGTTAGGTCTTACTGCTGTTAATGCTTTTGCTCAAAGATCTGCTGCTCAAAGTGCAGCCAATCAAGCTTATAATCAGGCTTTAATAGCTCAACAATCAGCAGAAGAGGCAAAAAGATTACAACAACAAGCACTAGCAGAACAAAAATCAGAGACAGAAAAATCTAAAGCACAAGATATATTTGCAAAAAATATTGAAGCTTTGCAAGCAAGTCGATCTATAATAGCTTCAGAACAAGCAGGTACAACTATAGGATTATTATTAATGGATCAAGAAAGACAGGCTGCTAACTATAGAGAATCAGTAAATCAATCATTAGAATCATTCAGAAGACAATACGATAGAAATATACTTGCAACTGAAGCAGACTATCAAAATCGAATAAATCAATTACAAAGTAATGTAAATCAAGCTTATAATCAAATCCCTTCTTTAGCAGGTACTTTGCTTAATGTAGCCACTCAAGGTATTTCAAGTTACGCACAATTAACACGATGACCTCAAGTTTTCAAAGTACAGCTTTTCAATCCTCTGCAAGACCTGTAGATACTTTTGTAGCACCGCCAAGTGTTCTGCCTAAAACTGGCATTATGGCATTAGCTGAAACATTACAATCTATTAATCCAGCAATACAAACTTTTTTAAATGTACGTTTAGAAAAAGCAATAGAAAAAGAAGAAGCAGAAGGTACAGAGCTTGCAATAGAAGATGCTGTTACGAATTTTAAACCTATCGTTAAAAATATAAAAAAAACTGATGGTGAAGATGCTGCTAGAAGACTTATCGGTGGAAGTATTTTTGCTGATCGTGCTTATCAAAAAACTAAAGCAGAAATTTTAGGTAGTAATTTGAAAAGTACTTTATCAAATAGTTATTCAACAACGCAGATAAATGGTAAATCTTTAAATGCTTTTTCTCTTGAATCACCAGAATTTCAATCTTGGTTAGAAGGTGAAAAATCAAAAGTTGTAGATCAGTTAGGTGACATAAATCCTGTTTATGCAAATAAATATTTCTTACCAAAATTAGCAGAAACTACTGCTTTTATTACTTCAAGCCATGTACAACGACATCAAGAATATAATCTTGAAAAACTTAAAAACCTAGCTGTTCCTTTAGTTAAAGGATTAATAGTAAGTGATGATGATGATACAGATTTACAATTAATTTCTAATTTTGAACAAAGCATGAACGATTTAGGTCTTGTCACCAAAGACAGAAGTGATCTAAACAAAACTATAGTTGATATTCTTATTGACCAAGCAGAAGCAGTTGGTCTTTCTGGTGGTGGTGATATAGAAGGTGCTGAAGACATTTTAGATATAGCTAAACAGTTTCCTTATGGAGTTGAGGGTAAATTAAATCTTACTGCACACCCTGATTATCAAGGCAGAGTAAATGATTTAAAAAAATCAATTAACAATTACATTTACGAATATGAAAATAGAAAAGATATAGAAAGAAAAAGACTTCAAAAAGAAGATACTATTAAGAAATTAAAAGAATTTGCGGAAACTGGTGATGCTCAAATTATCAGTGATCTTATAAAAAAATATCCACTTGATGCTACAAAAATATCTACATCAGGTGTTGCTATTGATGGCGATACATTAGATAGGTCTGCACAACTTGAAACAAATATGATTTCTGGTAAGTATGAATCTTCAAAAGAAGCAAGCATAGCAGCTTTGCAATGGTATCAAGATCCACAAACACCAAAAACAGTAGGGAACAGAAACAGGTTAACTCAGTTATTAGATACTGCTGAATCTGTAGAAAGGGGTGATTATACAGAAATCAATAAAGGTCTTACAGAACTATTAGGTCAACTAAAAGGTGAATTTAGTGGTAGTGAATTTATTATTTCTAATACAGGACAGTTAAATGACAATGGTTCTCGTAAAGTTACTGATTTCTATAACAAAGCAAAATTAGAACTATATCAATATCGTCTAAGTAAAGAAGGTCGTAACGCAACAACTTTAGATATTATTACTAAAATTGAAGAAGTTAAGAGTAAATATATTGAACAAGCAAGAAAGCTAACAGGTGTAACTTTTGAATCAGGTAAAGATGATGATAAAGATGGAGAAAAAGGAAATGATATGAGTGATATTCAAGGTGATGCTGAAGCTGGTGCATTTACACCTTCTACCCCAGAAGATGAAGCAAGAGAACGTAGATTAGATTTAGAAGAAGACTTAGATGAAATATTAAAAGGAGTAGATAAAAAGAAAAAAATACCACAGACTAAAATAAATGAAATGTTG